CATACCTCATACGAATTATCTTGTCATATGCCTGTCGGTCATCAAGTATTATAGCACCACCATGGCCTATTTGTAAAGGCTTTGTGTGTCCAAAACTCAAACATTGCATGGTATCTGGACGATACATATTCCGTTCTAATCGTCTTGCACTGTCCCAAATTCTTGTTTTCAAAAATGGATACTCACCCACCCAACGCTGCCAAGCATGATTGGAATATTGATATTGTATACCTAACTTGTGCATGAGCATGGGCATACTCAAATAGGTATAAGGAGTAAACTCGCACTCCTGAACTTGATCATATCGTAGGCATAATTCAATGGCATGTGTACAACAATCAGTCATAACAGCATATGGTGCCCCAGTAAATTCTGCTAGTTCTTGTTCAAATCTTAGAATCTTATCGAACATACCAAGACCAAGTGTGCATGATTACATCAGTTAAATTATAGGTGCGCCAACGCATTCCAACTGCACGATCAAACTTGTCAGAATTGGCTGTGAGTAGTGCAGGATCACCTGGCCGTGCCGCGCCGAACATGATCTCAGGTCTCTTGCCAGTGATGGTCATTGCCTGTTCTACTACTTGTTTAACACTGGTGCCGGTACCTTCTGCAAGATTATACACGCTAGATTCAATTTTGGGATCCAGTGCTAAAATATGTGCATGGGCAATATCATCCACGTGTACATAGTCACGTACACATGTGCCATCATCTGTGGGATAGTCAACGCCGTAGATCTTGAAGGTTCCGTCATCTCGTGTGGCTTCTAGCAGTCGGGCAATCAAGTGAGTCGCACCTGCATCCTGCCCATGGCGACCTTCAGGATCTGCACCACAAGCATTGAAGTAGCGAAATGCCACGTAGTCCAAGCCATATGCACGATGATAACTTGCCAAGATTTGTTCTACCATGCGTTTGCTTTCGCCGTATGGTGAGATTGGTTCACATGGATCCACTTCGTGGCAGGGATTCATAATAGGCTCACCATACACAGCCGCACTAGAACTGAATATGAATCTAGTCTTGGGCAGAGCCTGTGTTACAATATCCAACAATGCCATGGTCTTGGCCACGTTGTTTCGGTAGTACTCGGCTGGATTTTTTACACTGGGGCCTACTAGACTTGTGCCAGCACAATGAATAATGGCAGTAGGTTGTGCCTCGATTATCTTGGTCAATGCGGCTTCTTCAGCAAAGTCGCCTTGTACAAAGTCTGTGAATGCTGGAACCAATCCACTGTGCGGAGGTCTTAGGTCAATACCTAACACTTTTTGATCAGCATCGGCCAACCTCAGTGCAATTTGTCCACCAATATAGCCTGCGGCTCCTGTTACAACAATCATTTTATTTCCGTATGAGTTAAATCATTTCTTATGGCTGACAGCAGTTGTTCAGCAACATAATCACATTCCAACACATGGTCGTCACCGTATGTGTCTTGTACTTGTTGCATGGTTTTGGTACCACAGAAGTTCCTATAGCGTATTTTGCTTCTTGTAAGACCAATTTTGGCTTCTAGTATTTTGATATGTGGAATTTCTTGAGCGATTAGATCTATGCTGAACTTGCTGGCCACTTTGCTACCAGTATACGTGTTATGGAAAACTCTGGGGTTTTCCATACTAGTACTGCTGAGCCAAACATATTTACCGTGTTTGCGTTGATATGCAAATTGCTTGAGCAAGAACAGGTTTGAGATATAGTTGACCTTGATCTGACTGTATTGATGCTCCCAGGCATTTTTCATAAAGCCTTGGTAACTGCCTTGGTTGTGCCCAGCACAGTTGATTAGAATATCAATGTCTTTGAAGTCACACTCAAACACACGCTCAGGGTAATCAAGATCAAGGTCTCGACTGCCCCAACCGGCTACTTCAAAGTCCGTACTATCGGCCATCTGATGAAACAAGTTACTGCCTATACCGCCAGTGGCTCCAATGATTAAAGCACGTTGTGTCATTTTTCAATCTTTACCACTTGATATTTTTCATGCGGCACATGATCTCGATAGCGGCTGCCCGAACGATCCCACTGATCACCCTGACCGGTAATAATATCAACAATCCGATCAACAGTCCCATTATTCCAATCACTAATAAGGCCCATGTTGTGATGAGGAGTCTGCAAAAGATTACACATTTTGTGATAGGCATCGTCTATGCTCCAAGGGATATAAAGCCGGTTAGGGTCATTAGCAAAAGTTTCAGGGAACGAGCGATACGCTGGATACAATACATTACATCCAAGAGTATCGGCCTCTGATACAGTGTTTGAAACCCAATCTTGTAAAGCACAATTAAACAGCACACGAGTGTTGTTAAGGTGAGCATAGTATTCATTCTTGCTTATGTTGTCGTAGATTTTGAGTTTGCCTGCTGCCTCCATACGGCGGGCACGTTCAACAAACTCTGGGTTGTTGCTTCGCAAAGGTCCGCCACTGTATATTGCAAATTCACACGGCTCGCCGGTGAGATCGCCATACATTTCAATAAGATCCATAAAGAAGCCAGGTTGCTTCTCTTGATCAAAACGTGCCGCAAAGCCAACCCGTCGCGGACGATCGCCAAACGGTACAATCTTTTCACTTCCGCCGATGCGTTCAAGGACTTCGCTTTTTCCGAATGCCAATCCAGATATGTTGTAGATTGGCGCTGTCCAGCCTGCGATTCGCATGTGAGCGACCATTTCTTCATTGGTAGCAAGAACCCCTGTAACAAAGTGATTGACCATTTTTTCATATGTACTCATCCATCCTGCCATGCCCCAAACATGCACAAAATCATCGGGATCAATGGCCTGTGCCAAACAACGTACCCATACTTGTGGACGTTGTTCTTGGGGAATTTGATCCATGATATAAGGCAAAGACTCAATACCAGGTTGGAACATGTCTTCAAAGTACACAACATCTTCACCTGTAACTTCACCGTTCTTCATGAGTTGAACCAAGTTCATCATTTGACTCATTGAAAAGTAACTGCGACCGTGTGCGTCCAACACTTGACCAACTGATATGGCTTGTGTGTTATCGATAGTAGTGCCCGGAACATACACAACGTCTAAGCCTCTGTGGTCAAACACACGCCGATTCCAATCAGTTAGTTGTAGTGTATATCGGGCTTCGTAACTTTCCAAGCCCATGTAGTACAGTTTCCTCATGCGCGAAATCCTGCAAAGCGACGTGAATCTTCATTCCACATGTTCTTGGCATTCTTGCCTTGGTGCCACTTGTTGAACTGTTGCCATGCATAACTCTTGAAGTTATACAAGTCAGACTCGTTGTAACGATACCCGTAGTCTTGGCAGAATTCCAAGAACACTTCGAGATCGTTGAAGATCTCTGCCACACGTGGATTGGATTTGAGTGATGGCTTGGCCATTTGATTTCCTTAAAATTTAATTGATAGATTAGGGCGAGAGAGTTCATATTTGATCAAGGCACCGTTCTCACCGTCTTCGGCAACCTCAATCCATACTGCACGGTCTGGATAACGTGCAGAAATTTCTGCATACAAGTCATCGGCCATCATTTCACAACTCTTGTGATCCAGTTGCAAGATGCCGTCTTTGTACAAGTTTTCTAACCAGCGTTTGAATTGAATAAACTCAATGTCTCTGTCATTGTGCAACACATCAATCCACACTCTGAAGTGGAATATGTGACGATGTGGAGTTCCCAAGAAACTAACGTCGTATTCATCGCCTGTGGCTAGACTAGGATCGGTGGCTGCCGCTGGATAGCAATGTATGCCTTCCTTGCGAAACGTTATCCAGATTTTTCGTTCTGCGTGACTCATGATTCGCTCACGTTGTTCGGTTAGGGCTTGTGCTCGTTGGTTCATGCTTTTAATGCTTCCATGGTAATAATTTTGCCAATCTCTTCGCCAATATCCTGATCACTGGAGATCACATGCAGTTCAAAAAGGCTGTCACCAGTGCGTCGGTCATTACGACGAGTTTCGACCACAGTACCACCATTAGCACGATACACTTCAAATCTAATACCTGTGGCACTGATTCTAACTTCTTCTGCACGGTCTGATGCAATCTTCATTTCTTCTTCATGACGATCATTCATGCTCCAGGTGATCAAGCCTCGGATCATTCGTTTAAACATATTAAGTCCTTGTGATTGATATTTTCTTACTGGTAGTACTGCGGTAGTAGCACCATAGATTCGGTTCATTCTTTGTTTTTGAGTACTGGGTTTGGCGCCCATGATTGCGGGATATGTTGCCATTAGATTGTTGAGTCCTCGCGATAGTCGTCCCATGATGTAAATGCATCACGGCTCATTAGACTGTGTAGACTGTGACACCAAACACCAGGATTAGTAGCGGCAAAGTCCTTGTCATCTATTTTTAACATTGTATTATAGTTCCACACTCGTGTATAGGGGATACTTACTCGAATTTGCGGAATAAAGTTTCTATAGTCACAAAGTGGGCCGTCATTGAATTCTTCCACGTGCGTAATTGGAATGTCTAGGCTACACAAGTGACCATCAAGCAGGAATGGTTCAATCATACTTTCCCAGCGTTGCCAGGCCAGTCTGTTGTCAGGATGAAAACTGTGATTGGCACCAAAGAAGATATGGTCAATGTGCTTGGTATTGTCTGTGTACGAATTGTTTTCGGCCAGCAGTCTAACAATTTCAGTTAGGGGTTGTACCCCCACAACAAACAAAGTTCTCTTGCCAAATGCAGGAGTGTGTTCTACTTCTGTGCCAATAAAAAAGTTGACATTATCGTGTTCAGGTCTGTTCATGCTCTAATTGATCTAATGCTGATATGTCTAATTGTACACTATCATCATTTGTTTGTACAGTCTCAGGTTCTTCGAATTCAAATAGCGCATTGAATTGTGTTCGGGCATTCTTGGTTTTTTTGCCTTTGAATCCTCGTGTGCCCACAATCTCCATCCAATATGTGTCGTACATTTCAATAATGGCTTCGGCAGTTTCGCGATCTGGCGCCGCAAAGATTGCTTCCACAATGTCTTCAAACCGGGCATAGTCTCCACCTGACCTACGCATCATAGCAGGATGTTCACCCGCATCAAAACGTCGATTGGCTTCTTGTACCGCAGTCAAGTGCATCCAGACATTATGGCCCATAAGCAAAGCATATGAGAAACTATCCCAACTTGTCTTGCCTTCTTTGCCAATCTTATTTAGGTCGCCGGGTTTGTAGATACAAATATCTTTCATCTTGAGTAGATCACTGATAGGTGAATCTTCCCAACGTGGATAGATTCCGTCTGCTACTACGCCTGTTCCCCACTTGCGTGTGTCTGTGGAATACTTTTTATCGTCGGCTGAAGGAGCCATGCGATACGACCATTTGGAATCGTGTTCGAACACGTTTTCAAAGTAGACCTGTCCGTTTGCTGTTGCAAGGAACGGACTGGCGCAGTCAAACGAGATTGTGAAGTTTGGATTGACATATTTTCTTACGGCCCTTTGGATTACAGTTAATAAAACAGCCCACTCCAGTTTGGAGGTTCCCAAGAAGTGCATCCAATCATGTTTGCCCTCTTGAAGTAAATTGTCATAGCGTAGTGCTACCAGTCTGCGAAGTACCAAGTGTACGTCACACATGTTTTGTCCACCCATTGACCAACCGTTGAAGTGTGTGTCTGGGTACTTGACAGGATCGCAGTATTCCTTCATGGTTTCATACCACTGGTCTGCTGACGTATGATTGTCACCTTGCAACACGTTCAAGAACTTGGCACCACCATTTGCCACACCTTTGCGGTGTTTCATGAAGTATTCGTTGTTAAACTTGGTAGCGTCTACTGCTTCTTGCAGTGTAGTAATCTGACAAGCCGCTGACGCCTTCTTGTCGTGAATAACCCATGTGGGTATATCCAAGATCATGCCGTAGTCTGCTACATTGTCTAGCCAGTTCAAGATTAGACTTCGTTTCTTTTGAGCCTTAGCACAACCTGAGTTGGCTTTCCAATCACCTTCCCAAAGACCCTTGGCAATCTGGAACCCTCCAGAGTCTCCCAGTATAAACGTTCCAGGCTCTCGGGACCGCACCATGTCTTCTGACCAGTCTTGTTTAGCAAGGTCAAGATTTGCATGTCCGCCTGAGTATAGACTCCACTTGTAGGGGAACAAGGCTTTGGTACTATTAAGCCAGTTAAGTTGCTCCATGTCCGTAATGCCCTGAGGAAGTCGAGCCGGATCCACATATGGTTCATTCCTTTGTTTGCCGATAAACGTAGCATAAAACCCGCTGATGGCCGGGAGGAATACAGCGTAGTCCGACTGCTTGGCAGTCAAGTTGTCTTGCACAACAGGGTCAGTCATTATTTGCTTTGTGCCGGTAATAGATATTGATATACTGCTAATCCAGAATCAACTGTGATTTCTGCGGCACCATCATCCGAGATGCGTACTTTCTTGTCACCAGTCAAGTCCATGATGCTCACAAACTGTTTGGCAGGCCATGACCATGCACGTTTCAACTGACCGCTTACTCCTGGGTGGAACACAAAGTTGCCTGAGTGTGTTGAATGGTCGCCAAAGAAAAACTTGAGATCGTTACCTTCGGTTTTGGCCTGGAAGTTGGCCTCCTCTGCGTTGGCACTCATTTGCCACTTCATTCTCTGGATAGCCGCATTGGTCGGTTCAAACTCAATGTGCCAGGTCACAGGACGAATCTTGGCAGTCTTTAGTTTTTCGTTTACAATACCCGATGCCATAAAACGATAGTTGTTTCGAAAGTCACCAATTTTGTTTTCAAATGCGATACCATCTGATTCGCCAGTTGAACTTTTTGTGATGGCCAGTTTGGCATCTTCCTTATACTCTTGCAAGTTCAGCAAGGTCTTTAGTTTGCCCAAGTTAGGCATGCCAAATGTTCCCACAAAGTCTGCCACAGGATTATGGAAGTTGCCTCGGATGACCACGCTGAGGTCTTCTGCCAGGCCAACAATGTCAGTTTTGCTGGTATCGCCAACGATCTTGACCAGGTCAATACAGCCCAGATCATAAGTGTGTTCTACCAAATCCAATAAGTAATCTCTCATAAGTTTCTCCTAAGTGTTAAGTATACTGGTTTCATTCGAGTTTTGCAAGTACTTTGGCTAAAGTCTGGCCGCCTCGCAGGCTTGCTATGTCTCCGGGCTTGCGGAACTCTATCCAACTCACATCTCCCTTGCCATCGCAGGCCATGATCAATTCAAAGCCTAGTTCAGTAGCGTGTTGTTCAATCAGTCGTCGAGGAGTGTACAGCATCCATGTGTGTTCGGCCCGAATCACTCCATGTGCTAGATCACAATTGTTGTAGGTCATGAGCACACTGCCGCCGGGTCTCAGTTTGTCATAGAATTCTGTCAAGAATTTGCAAATTATCGGCATGGGTTTGTGATTAAAGTAATGATAGGCAAATATTGTGCCAAACTGATTGACAGGCAGTTGACCCAATATAGGACCATCTGCCCAGTCGTCAATCACATATTCACGTAGCCTGCGTTGGTATTCTGGTGTGAACTTGCTGATAGCAGGTCGCATCAGTTCTGAGTCATGGTCTACCACATATAAAGGATCCAACGGTACCATGTCTTCAATATAGGTTTCCAATCCCGGCCTCAAAATCATACCGGGCAAGCGCCAATCGGTTAAATTTTTAAGTCGAGTGCGCAACATCAAATCATCATCGTCGTCAATTCTCATGCGTCTATTTAGAATAACATCTGGAGAATTATGCACAAATTCTTCTCTATACAAATATAAACTATTGTCAAGATATTCTTGTTCACGCTGGATGATCTCAGATTTAAGATTTTGTTTCAGCATTTCTATTTCTCCAGCATACTTTGCAATACTATTGGTTATTTCATTGAATACTCTTGTGATATTGTTGCTGGCAGTGGGATCTTGATCGGCATGATTGGTCACAACGTGTGTTATATGATTCAATTTGCCTGTGGCAATATTGCATTCACCGGCAACATCAAGTGAATCCAACAAATTCAGATATGCAACAATTTGGCTGAGTTTCATTCGAAGTCAAATAAACTGGTAAATGTATTTTCTGTATTGGTTGCTGACGCCAAGTCCCAATCCAACACGCCCAACAAGTTGTCAACTTTGCCATCCACCACAGTGGCCTCCATCTCTCCGTCATCAAACGGCAATGCAGTGAACCAAGTAGGCAGGCGTTGTTCATCTGTGGGATAACCAATTGAAGTCCAACCCAATGCATTTGACTTGAGTTTACACACAATAGTTTTCATGCCATCCACAATCGCCATCGAGTAGTTGTCGCCATTCATCCGGCGCATGTTGTTCCAGTTGATTGCGGCTCGCACATGACCTGGCATGTTGGCTTTTCCCAATCGAGTTTCCTCTGCTTGGTACTTGGTCAAGTTGTTCACACGTTTAGGTGAGCCTTTCTCCCAACCCGGGCGCTCTTTGAATTCATACTTGAATTCTCTGATACGTTCCACAATCTCATCTTTACCTGCACCAGCAAGCAGTTTATTTAGAATTTCCAACAAGAAGTCCTGAATCACTCGGGGAGTGTCACTACGCTTCAAGTCTAAGCCTGTGGCTTTGGTTTTACCAATGGCACCGTTGACGTCCAGTCGTTTGCCTTCAATGTCAATAGCATTCACAGCATAACGCTTCTTGGTAATGAACAGGCCACGATCTGCCACAGTTTCACGACCACACCGGATCAATGCACCCATGTCTCGGGGGCAGTGAAACGCCTGTTCCATGAAGGCTGGGAAACTGTCGTTGACTTGTTCAGCAAGGCTGTCATACAGTTGAATACACGCTTCTTTTGACCATGCCATCCGGCCTTCTTCCACTTCTTTCTTGAGGACTGGCCAAGCACTGAAGTAACACGAGTCTGTGTCACCATATATAACTGCTTTTCCCACATGGTCGTATTCGCCTGTGATACACTCATTAAGATAAGCGTCCATGTGCCGGGCAATCGAACGACCAGTAAGTGTCGTTGACTGTCCAATACGTTTGTCAAAGAACCTACAGCCCGGGTTAAGAATAGCCCCGTAGAGACTGTTGAGGTTAATCTTCTTAACCAGTTGTCGCTTGTCCCAGAATGCAATTTCTTTGGCATCTTTTGCGTCCTTTTTTCGAGCCTGTAGTTCTTGACGTTCGCGGTACCAACGCTCTAACAAGCCAGGAATAATGCCCTTTTTCTCAAATGAGAGAATAGTACCATTAGCAGTGAGTATCCAAGGTTGGTTTGAATCAAAAATAATGTTCCAGATCTCTGCGGCTGAATGCACACTCTCCTCACCTGACTCCCAGTCAATGGTAATTTCAGTGCCACGCTCTTGATTCATCACGGCAGTGTATTCTAAACTGGCAAAGATACCTTCCCAGGCCGCCGCAAAACTCTGTCCTTTGGCCATGTTGGCCTTAATCAAGTGATCAGTCATGGTCTGGCGCAGTTGTCCCACCACAGTCTCTGGACCCATATTCATGGCACGAATTGCTGATGGATATAGACTGTTAATGTCAACTGATCCAATCCATTCATGCACACCTTTCTTGGGGTAGGCCACATAAGCGCCAGCGGCTTGTGTGTCTTCGTCTGTAAGGCGTTGCTTGCGGTTAGGCACAACCATGCCACGCTCATGTGCTTCATTGATAATGGCCTGTTCGGTCACTGCTACGGCACCCATAGTAGTTTGCAATAATACAGTATTGGCATGTGCCAGTTCGTTGGCTAGATCCAAGAAGCGTAGTTTCTTATCTAACTTGCCAATCAACATGGTGTCTTGGCGGTTGTATTCAATAAATGTGCGAAAGTGTTGATTGTACAAACTGTCCAAGGTGCCTTCAAACTGCGTTTTGCGCTCACCCAGTTCGTATTCACAAATGGCATCCAAACTATATGAGTGACGTTCTTCATAAGTGTACTTGCGATACAGTTGCATATAGTCCATATGCACACGACCAATCAAGTCATATGTTTCATTCTCTGCACCAAAGCGTTCAAACACCCGCTTCTTGGGCAGTTGTCCCCATAAACAAAACTTACGTGTGTCGTCTTTTGACAGAACTCGCACACATCTGTTGACAGTATAAGGAATATCATAGCCTTCTGAATTCCAACCACTCAACACATCTGCGTCATCAATTAAGTCCAGAAATGTTTTGATCATGTCTGCTTCATCTTCAAACAAGATTGTGTTTTCAAAGTCCCGTACTAGTTCGTGTGCTGTCTCCCAACTGAGATGTCGAGGAGGCACAGCAAGTGTGACCAATTGATCCAACCAGTCTAGATAGACTGAAATCGCAGTAATGGGATTAAAAGGGTCCGATACAGGTGAGAAGCCGCGATCTTTATCAAATGCCACCTCAATGTCAAAAAACGCTGTGTGAAGTTCAGGCGCATCCTGGTCTTTGTAGTTTTCTTCAAGGCATCGAAAGATGGGATTGATGTCGCTTTCATAAATCGGCTTATGGTTGTGAACACGGACTTCCTTGCGGAACTCTTTGTTGTTTCTTGTACTAAATCTTGATACGGGTGTGCCATAGATACTTTGAAATTTTCCTCTGGGGTCATCATAATAGAAAATATAGTTTGCTGGATATTCTCGATAAACCCGTTCGCCATTGCGGCGTTCTACTGTGTGAATGCGATCGTGTTCACGATCAAATAGTGCGTCAATATAACTCAATTTTTCTCCACTTGTGGCTGGTCGGCCATGATACATGCTCTTAAAGTGAGCGACTCAAGAATATTTATGCTGGTAAACGCATTGGATTTATAAACCAGCAAACCAAACCCCTGGCAAGTTTTTAACTGAATCAATAGCGGCTCTTGCTTGACTAAATTCTAAATGATCTTGTTGAAATACATCGTGTGTTTTAAAATCAAATTTTGACCAGGTACCCCAGTTTGTAACTCTTGAATATTCAACTACATCTACATCAAATGTTTGACATAGATCATAAAATTCTTTTATTTCTTTATAATTTTGTTGTTGGACAATCATCCTTGTATGTAATTTTATACCAAGCAAATGTTTTTTGTGTTGTAAAAATTTCATAGCAGTTAGAATATCGCCCCAGCGACCGCCTCGTCTAATACGTTCATATGTTTGGGGTTGAGAAGCGTCAATGGATACTGTGACTTTCTCTACACACGATTCAATATTTGAAATTCTATTCCAACGGTCCGGGCATAACAATCCGTTGGTCCCGATGTGTAATTTAAAATTAGGAAATTTTGCCTTGTCAATTGAATTAACAAACGACATTAATAAATCGCTGGCAAATAACTCTCCAGTGCCACTAACTTCTAGTATTATTCTTTGATCATTAGGTGCCGAAAACAAGTTTGCAGAAATTAATTTTCCTATTTGGGTTTGATGCTCTATTTCTTCGTCTGATGTTTTTATAATACCAGTGCGACAACTAGGGCAACTTAGATTACATGTACGATCGCCTTGAAAACTAATATGATGCGGCATTTCAAATTGTCTAGCATCGTTCATCAGCTTTTTTACATTAGGCGGTACAGTATCCAATTCATTTAATAGGTTGCTAGTAATTACTCCGCATAATTTTTCATTACAATATTGAAATGTCCCATCAATAATACTTTGTCTAATCTCTTGTGCTTCAGTAGATGCCAGAATAGAGATTAGCGTGTTTTCTTTAAGATTGCCTACTACCGTAGGAAGCCATCCCGAGCAACCGCACATACGAACACTACCATCCAGCGCGACCTCAATCATCACAAATGGAGACAAGCACACTTTGCCTTGAAACGGTTTAATAGGAAATTTTATCATGTTAGATCCATCTATAAAATTCCGGCGGGTAACTCGTACCTATAACGCATACCTTTAACGGATCCCAGTGTTGAAATACAGAATACATTACAGAGTTTTGCCCACAGTCTCCAAAATAGTTTCCAGCGTTTCGTGATCTTGTTTTTCTTTACCAAACTCTGCTTTGTGTGCCAGTTTGATGGCCTTTTTCAAAATAGCAGGTTTGACTTCTAGTTCTTCTGCAATGGCTTTGATGGTGTCATTGAGACCACCCTGCAAGGTATCAATTTCGTGCATGACCTGCATGCCTTCGTTGATGATTTGGGTGAGTTTGATCTTTTGATCGCCGTTGAATGTTTTTGCTGACATAGAGAAATCTCCTAAAACACTATTATAACACAGATGTTTAGGAGATGTCAACGTGTATATGCTCGTTTTGGGCCGCCGGGTAGCGAATCCTTTGGCCCAGGCAGAAGCCGCCCACTCGGTCCTAAGGCTGAGTTAGTGGGCCACTTGCTGGCTGTGTTCTCTACGACGTTGAGCACCGACTTGTGTCACATGCTCAAGTATCTGATTGCGCAAATCAAATGCTGATTCATTCACAGCACCATATCGGGCAAATGTTTGATCAACAAACTGTTTGATACGTTGCACATCTTCTTTGGTCTCAACCATTTGTAACAGTTCTGCTACAGGCTGAGTCAATGCTTCTTTTATCCCGCTGAGTTGTTTCTGGATATTTGGAGGTAAATCTTTGGCAGCGATCATTGGTTTGCCGCCTAATGTTGCCGCTCCAGTTTTTTTATTATAGGTTCCAACAGTGTCTGCTGGTGCTGTTGTTGCCGCCGGTGCAGTTGGCTTAGGCAAACTAACACCAGTTTTGATATTAGGAGCATAGTTCACACTCTTGTATCCGCCGCCTTGTTGAGCAAAATTTGGCGTGGCTGGTTTGCCTGCTGTTGCGGCCCGTGCGGCTTGACGACGAGCCGCTTCTCTACGGCCAACATAGCCAGGTCCTTTCGGATCTTCTCCGGGAAACTTGCCACCGGTCGCGGCTGTTGCACCAGGCGCTGATACAGCAGAGGGTGCTGTTGCACCAGGTACTGTGTCTGTGGCAGCAGTTGGCGTCGGTGCAGGATCTGTGAAACCAAATTTAGCACGTATTTCATCACCTGTAAATGCTTTACCAGTGGCAGGGTTGATGCTGCCACTGTTGGATGTTCTTTGCGCACCACCCACCGCCGGCGCAGTAGGTTGTGCTGTGGGTTGTGCTGTTGCCTGTGAGGCCGGTGCTGTGTAAGGAATACCCATCTTGCCAAACACACTGGTCACTACAGTCTGTGGCACACCTTGGCCAACCAACCATGCGGCCAATTGATCTGAATCACTGGGCTTGCCGGCCTGATGCCAGTTCATCTTGAGTTTTTCTTTGGTGACGTTGGTGGTAAATTGATGTCCAAAGTTGCTTAATGCGCCGCCAACTTTTTTAACACCTCGGTCCAACCAGTTGAGACCACGACCGATCAAGCCGGGCTTGGACGGTACCCCTGCGCCACCTGACATGGCTGGAGCATATTGATCTGGCAAGTCTGGACGACCCGGTTGTGTTGCTTCAAGCAGAGCCAGGCGATATCGATCAATGTTTTCAAACACTGTGTAAGTTCCAATAGTGGTTAAATTAACACTCTTGCTCTTACGACCAACGCTTTCACTCAAGGCCCAATTCAGCACTGTGGCTTTCTGATCAATCAATCGGTCAGCAGGCAAAATTCTTGCACGATACTTGATGGATTCTTTCACTGCATTTCTGGCAGCCATACCCTGTGTGATTGCGCTGTTGGGAACCTGTCCTTGAGCAATGTCAGCCATGGTGTTGGCATTGGTACCAACTCCACCTGCATACACATCTGCACCGGGTGTGCCAGGCGGCAATGTGATCTGTTGTCCAGGGAAGATAACGTCAGGATTTAGACCTTGCCCACCTGTGGCACCACTTGCGGCGGCCAATTGTGGATTCAATCCTTTTAGTTCAGCCACCGAGGTATTGAAACGATCGGCAATTACACTGAGTTTATCACCTGGTTGTACTGTGTATGTTGCAAGGTCTGGAGTCGGTGCAACCAATGGGCTTACGGTATCGGATCCATCAGGCATGCTCACATACTCACCAGTGTGATCGCCCATGTTGTTAACATTGGTGAATGCGTTAGTATCAGCAGGTCCTGTTTGTGTGGCACCACCGTATATGGCTTGTCCAGCCCAGGCTGTTGCGGCTGCACCGCCGGCTTTGAGTGCAATATCTGAAAACTTCTCGCCCTTGATTGCACTATCTAAACCATAGACCAAAGCAGCCACCGCTGGCAGGCCTGCGCCGCCTGTGGCCAAGCCAGTAATACCAACCAAGGCTGCTTTGGCCAGGCCAGCGGTCTTGGGATACTGTTTTGCAAGGTTGCGATACTTGTTGATCGCAGTCATTACTGCACCTTTTTGGCCACCTGTTAGATTGGCCAGGGCGTCAGTGGCTTGGTCATATGCTACATCAACTGCGGCCACAGGTACAGAACTTTGTATACCGCTCCAGACACCTTTTAATGCACCAGCAACATCTTTGGCAAAGTCTACTGTGACATCTTTGCCACGGCCTACAAAGGTACGGTTGGCACCTGTGGCCTTGTCGGTCATGCCTGCTTCGGCATCAGAAAAGATTTGTAAGATTTCTGGTTCAGTTAGTTTTTGTTCACTAATGTATTGACCCACACGTTTGAATCTGCGATAGATGGGATCTTCCATGAGCCGGGCTTCGTTTACCGGTTTCTTCTTGGCGTGGTATTCATCTTGCGCTTTTTTAACACGTGCCTGGTCGGCACGGATTCTACGTTGGTCTGGATCCATGAAGTCAGGATCATCAGGATGACGTCTTGGAGTATTGCTACCCTGTGGTCTTGGCCGGCGTGGTGCGTCACCTGGGCGGTCATAGTCAATACCCGGCAAGTCATATGGACCGTTTTCTTTGAGAGGCTTGGGATTAAATAATTGGTCTACTATCATATTATCGTTCTTCTATGTAATCTTGAGACAAGTCCTGTTTCTGTCTGCGCTTTTGAAACAGTCGCACTGCCATGTCAGCATGGTCAATGCGGGGAAAACGTGTGGGTAAACTGCGCTCGCCATGACGAACTTCGTAACCTGACTCATCGTCGCCCCAGCACTCTAAACTGGTACCGTCTTCTAGGGTGTATGTTCTTACAGGTGCTTCACTCATGGGTGCCGCAGGTTCGGCAACATCGGCTGCTATGTGATCTTCAACACCGTGTGCTACTTCTGTATCAGCAGGATCACCAATGGGTTGTACATCTTGATCCCATGTGGCATTTTCATCAACTTCGTCGCTGTCATCATCACTATCCAAGTCGTCACTAGCATCACTGCCAAATTCTTCTTCACTGTCGGCAGCATCTTCTTCATCTTGCTCATCAACTTCGCCATCATCGCCAATTTCAAGATCGTGCTTGGCTTTTTTAACTAAATGACTGTCAAGATGATTTTGTTTTTCTAACTTCTCAAGATAGTCAGCAAACTGATGCTTGACTCGGCTGATCATGTCTTCTTCAACTTCTTGCATGGCTTCTTCAAGACTTGGCTTGCGAGGTTCTACTGAGTCTCCTACCATGTATCCATCTGCAGGATGTTTCTGATAGGGCTTCTTGGTCAATGTGGTACTGATATCTGTTGGCTTGAACAAGGCCGGCAACTGTGGCACACCTTTTTGTTGTTGATTCAAGCCGTGCCGGACTGAGACTGGGGTAGTCTTACCCTCAATCAAGGCCAGGCGCTCGATTATACGATAGATTGGATCCGTCATGCTCGCTCATCTTTCAAGAAACTTCTCAGCATCCACGCATGCTTCTGCTGAGCATCAATGCGTTCTGCTATAAAATTTGCAATGCCTTGCTGGTTTTCTTGTTCAGCCGTGGCAAATGTTTTGTTGAGTAGATCAAGCAGTTGGTTGTTGTTGGCCAACAGTTCTTCAATCATGAGACGGGCACGTGGGATCTTGGTTTGTCCTTTAATAATGCTTAGTTCACTAAAACGTTCAAAACTACCAGGGGCATAGTCGCCCAGCGCACGTATGTATTCTGCTGTTTTGTCTATACTGTTGTTGTAGACTTCTTCGTATAAGTTGCCAAAAAACTCGTGCAGTTGTGCAAAGTCAGGACCTTCCACATTCCAATGGAACAGTTGTGCCTTGATACTGAAAGCGTATTCAGTTGCTAATAGAATTTTTAAACTGTCCGCGAGCATGTTTGTTCCTTTTGTATTCCTTGGGCGTGTTGGGTGTGGGATCCGAACTCGTTACATATTTACCTGTGAGCATGCTTCCGCCATTTCTTGAGATCATGCCCAAGGGCATGGCAACAGGTGCTACACCACCTGCACAACTAGTACCTGCAGACGCGGTTTCCATGATTTCATGCATTTTCATAATCTGACTCCTGAATAGTTACGCAGCCGGTTTGGTCCACTGTGGCTGAACCCAGTGTGATTCTAAAGTTGTTGGCGGTTAGTTTTGCATGGCCGGTGTCAACCAATTCGTAGCGTATTTGATATTCACCAGGCTTGGCCAGTATTTGTAATTGTTCTTCTAGATAGTTTTCAGTCCAGATCCAAGTGCGCTCGGTAAACAATTCGTCGTTGACATAACATCTGTAGCGTGGGGGGTCGCCTGACCAGTCACAGTTGATATCAGTTAGGGCCATGACAAATTCGGTACGCATGAGATATTTAGCAAAATATATGCCTATAACTTTTATGCAATTTGTACCACGGCGGTGATCACTGAATCCTTGCCATACTGTGCCATCAGCAGTTGACGTGCCATGGCAGGGTTCTTGGCAAAGATAGCCACGTCCATGGAGTTGGTGTACAACTCATTTTTGACTTTGACTCGTGCCTGGTACACATGGAATCCGGGTGCAACTGATTCCTGCAAATTGTACTGTGAGCCTCGGTGGCTATTTTGGTATGGTATCATCTTATTCGGTATAGTAAATAAACTGTTGTATTGGCCATGTCACTGCGATCCAATCTATAACCCCAGGCCTGAGCATAGCGTTGTACCAGGCGATCATACAGATTGCTTCGGCTCATGGCTTTCTGTCCGGGCTCAACATCTTTGTCGGCTGTGAAACGCAGAGTTTCAGGCTGTTCCATTTCTATGAATTGACCAATTGCGGTCAACACTGTGGCAAACACACGCTGAGCATCACCGGCTCCGGAAATGTCCAAACGATTCCCACGCCAAAATTCCACAATCCAATCTTCGTTGTCGGCCACATCAGAGTCAGTGTAGAAATTGATTGTGAGATTGGTGCCATCCGGCAGTCTTGCTAACGCATCATATCGAGGATCAAGATCAGGATCGAGGTCGTCATTGTTTTCCCATCTAAACGCATAGGGTTGGTCAAATGCTTCTAAGATAATATCTGTAACTCTCATTTTTTGCCACCCTTCATGTTGGCACACCAGTGATACATTTTGCCACGCTCGCCGCCGTACTTACGGGCCTTGGCACGTAGGCTTGTTACACTTCCGTCACAACTGGCACCTGCACGTTTCACACGCCCAGGGCGACTCTTGCCTTTGACTCGGCCATCAGCAAAATTCTCTGCCATGTCTTGCTTGTTGGACCAAAGCAATTGCCCTTCTTCTTGTGCTATACGGTGTATGTTAGTTCCTGACTTAGTGGGCTGTATGTCATAATTGTCAAAAATAGAGGAAAGTTTTTGAAGTGTTCTTACCACTGCAAGATACTGATTGCCCACAAGGTCATCGGGCACAACTACCAAGATATCAGTATCGCTGTTTCTGCGATGCTTTCCTGTAGCACGACTGCCATGGAACCATATTTCTTGTGCTATAGGCAATACTTTTTGTATGGCATCAGTCACTGACTTTCCTGGTTGTTTGCCTTCTGCCACATCCGGCTTGACAGGCACCAGAGCAGGCACATTGGTCAGTCCTGCTTCCACAGCGGCCATGGCACGATGGTTGCCATCAATGATCCAACCTGAAGGATCAACCACAATGGGCATACGTTTTAATACTGCTTCAATTTGTGGTATCAATTCTTGAACTTTGTCATTGTCCACCCAGTTCACACGATTGTAAGGATCCGGTTCTTCGCCATCAGGGTCCAAGTTCAGTTGTGATAGCGGAATAGTTTTTAATTCCCACTTGGGATGATCAGTTATGCTGTATTCAATGTCAAACGCTTCTGGAGCATGAGCACGTTTGACATAGTCAAGCACTTGGTCAGCATCCAGGTGTTGATGCTCACTCTCGGTCAAGTCATCATGTACAAAACTATCACTAAATTCTTTGCATCTTCTCCACAGGTCATCATTTTGGGTGGTTTCTTCGGTGAACGGGTGTTCACTGTGTTGTGAGGGATCCATGTAGCCTGAATAGACTTTTTCAATGCCGGCCTGCAACAACAGGTCTTGACAACTGGGACCATCACGTTCCTCCATATCCCTATTGCAAGGACTCAGGGTTGTGACAATGATAGCACCAGGCAGGATCTTGCCATAGCGTTTGTGATAGGCGTCTATGGCCACACGCTCTGCGTGGCGACGTGTACCGTTGGGCCCGGGTAAGTTGATGCCGAACACCTTGCGGTTTTTCATGTCAATGATACAGGCAGCCACCCGGCCGTATTTTTTGGGATTGGCGTGATTTTTTTCATGTATTAATTCAATACAACGTGCCAGCACCTGATCCAGTCGATCTTGGTTGTGTATTTCCTGGGATTCAAATAGGTCTGTTAGGATCATATCATGCACCGGTCCACTTGGCCATTAGTAGGGCGTCAGAATCATAGCCATACAGTTTGCTTAATGCATTGCGAACCGCCGGTTGCAGACTACCCTTGCCAGGCACAACATCAAACAGCCAATACGTGCTGTTGTTGTCTTTATGATAAAACTGCCCGCCCAGTTCCATGATCTGGTCCATGGTTCGATCAGCGTATTTTCGCCATTGCGGCGAGACTGTGGCAGTTCGTTCCAGGTCAAAGATTTGGTTGGGGATTCGCACCAGGCCCTCGACTTCAACTCCGGGTATGGAGGCCAGGCTCATCCAGTTTCGTCGACCTCCGGGTGTTTGTGATGACCCGCTCACAAGATTCTTTTGCATGATGGTCAACACAATGCCGTACAGGGCTCGGGCCAGGCCACGGCCACGATAGTCTTCGTCCACTGTGATCGATCCCACCTGCACCGTGTTGGGCAAACTGCTTGAGTCTAGGTTCAGCACAGCCACAACTTGGGGGCGGGTAATGCCTGGCATGCCTGGATCCACAATCTGCACAATAGTACCATAGAAATGTGTCCCTTTTACAATTGCATACTGTAGATCAGTGCCGCCGGGCAAAGGCTTTAGATTTTTTTTTGCCGGCTTTTGATACATACCCAGCATGTCCTTACCGCCTGCGAACTGATGGGCCGGCATGGCTGCAATTTCGCTTAAAGCGTCTTCCGCCACGCCTTGAGTTAAGGATTCCGTCATGACCGGTACCACTTCTATTTCTCTAAAGTCGGAATCTGGAGCATTCTGTTGCAACCATGTGTAGGCTATTCTGTTGGCATCTGCTTGACTGTTACCTACACCACGGAATCTCCACAATTCAGTGCCAGTATCGCCATCCAAGATGCGCCACTGTCCCGAGAACTGACCGCCAAAGTTCTGTGCTACATCGGGTGCTATATCAACTATGCCACCCTGCTGTTGATCTGCTGTGGTGTTGGTGCCGAACAGGTCTCTAAATGAGTAATCCGTGTTGCGGCCATCAGTTCTGTCTTGTGGGAAGTTCTGTGCCGAGGCTGGCGCAGGCTGCAGGCTCAACATGTCAGCACGAACACCGTTTCTACGGGCTGTGTCCTGTAGTACGGCCACGGCCTGATCGCGGCTGGCGCCACTCACAGTGTTGAGCGTTTCTCCAGTGGCACTGTAGACTATGCGCCAGTTGCTATTGGATCGATTGGATCGAATCTCTTGGAATCCATAGTCTTCGGTGGTTTGGGGCAGGCCTGCGGCTGCCAGCCAAAGACCATATATTCTGTTGGCCTGGTCTCTATCCACTGCACGGAATCTAAACACAGGATCAAGAGTTTGGCGATCCACAACTGCATAGTTGGCGTCCTCTGATTGACTGGGCATACCCAAGCGGTTTTCCATGTCGGTTTGTGTGCCTATGTTGGCCCCACTAAGTGTGCCTCTGGTTCTCACGCCATAATTGTCGTGCTGTCCAGCGGCAATACTTCCCATGGCCATGCGTTGTGCTTGAGCACGATCAGTTATGGGTTGGCCGTCTACACTGAGGTTAGCAGCCGAGTTACCAGTCGCTCTGTTGTAGATTTCCCAAGGTCCAGGACCGGTGGGTCGCAGACTGTTAGACAGGGTACCTTGATCAGCACCGGAGTCTGCCACAGGCCTAACACCAAACGCAAAACTAGCGTCTATAGGGCTCATGCCATGCTGACCATGATCAATGTAGTCTTGTAATCTGGTAGCCAAATCTGAATTGTTGCGACTAGAGAATTCAGTGTCGGGCACAGCGTCGCCAGTTTGTTTGTTATATAATTCGTAGGTTCCGCTGCCAGGTTTGTCTTCGTAGGGCCGTAACACTTCAGCATCCATTCGAGCCAGAGTGTTGACCAAGAGTGGTTCGCCCCACTCCTTAGCAGCCTTTTCAATTGCTTCCTTTTCGCTTGTGGCAACCACTTCCACTGTAGAACCGTATCGGCCAGCATTCTTGCCGTCTTTATAGACCTTCCACCACATCTTTTGATCACCAGTCTTGCCACGCTTGATATTGCGTTGTAGTTGTGCTTGTTTGATAAAACTACGCAGTGCGGCTTTGGGAATCTTGCCGGCCACATAGTCACTGAAGTATTTGATGGTGTCAACATCTTTGTTGTTTTCACTCAACAACTTGTACAACTTGGTCAAGTACTCTTGACGATACATTTCGGGGTTCAAGGCCGCACTCATGGCCACGGTAAATCTCAACAGGGTATTTTCAATCTGATCAAAGTTTTGATCCAGCCAGTCACCGCCCGGTGAGCGGAATTCAATATGTCCGTCCTTGGTGTTGATACTTGTGTACTTGCTGGTGATACCTGAGTGTATGGCTTTGGTAGCCAACTGATCCAAGTTGCCCTTCATCTTGTCCAGCAAGGCTGCGGCACCTTCAGGATTGTCACGCACATGACGTTTCACAATGTCCAAGGCTGACTTGGCATAGGTATTACCGCTTCGACCAAAGGCGTCTAACACGTACTTGTCGCCCATTAATAATGCCAACTTAACAAAGTCCAGATTTTCTCTGCTGTAGTTGGGCACTGAGATGTTGATGTGCAGGCCTGTGGAATCATTGGTGTAGCAACCATATTCCTTGGCCCAGGCCTTGACCTTGTTCAGGTCCGAAAGTATTTCATCAATGGGCAAGGGTGGGCTCACAAACTCCAGGCCTTGATCGTTGGGATCATCTGGCTCCAGGCTGCCGTCAGGTTCCACAACATAGCGTATTTGAGTTGGACTGGGACGGAGCACACTACCTGAGTGATAGTTGCCACTGGCTCTGACATCGCGACCTATGGCATTTTCAAATTCCTGTGCTACATCTTCAATGCTGGCTTCGCCACCACTCTGGGGGTCGCTCCAGTGTGGCCAACTCATGCTGTAGGCATTTTCAATTTCGCTCATGTTACTTAGGTCTGCATCATCCAACCAGTCGCTTTCGTCATAACTTTCTTGATTTTCTTCGCGGAACTCTTCGTAGGCTGATTGATATTGATCACTAACAGGATCTGCATGAACATTGGCAGCATATTCTTCCAGGGCTTCTGTACGTTCCAAATCAGATTTGTCCTCTGGATTCCACTCTGACTCGTCTACGTTTTCTTTAACCCATTGATATACGTATTCTTCGCCCCCACTGTCCCAGTCGCTGGCAATCTTTTCGTCCAACCATTCCGTATAGTCGTCTCGCATGCTGTCACGCATCTCGTCGCAACTGCGTCGGCTATTCCAGTCACCATCATAGAAAAAGTCATATGCGTCCTGTATGCTACGGCAACGTTGGTCGTAGTCATAGTCAGGCTCCTGGTCGGCGTCACCGCTGCCGCCTTCCACATTGGGCACAATCATTTCAAATTCCATGCCGGCAATGGCACCTGTCTTGGCAGCCTCTCGACGTAGGTTCTTGCTTCCCATGTTGATTTCAAATAGGTCTTGAGACTCAAACAAGGCAAACTCTGCGGCCAGGCTTTCTTGCAGGTTGGCCGACTTCATTAACAGTGCCGGCTCGCCGTTCTTGCCTGTGTGCAAGGCCAGTTTGTTGGCTTCCTTGCCCACTTGCCCTGGCTTGATATCCACAGTCAATGCCATGCTATATCTTGGATCACGAGCCTGTGCTTTTGTGGGAATATATCCGGACGCTGATTCTTTGATAGAATTTTGTTGGAAATATTCTGGATGACTGTTAGCAAAGTCACGCATGATGATACCGGCCACAGCATTTGCTTCGTTCTCCCATGAACTGCCAGTGTCGCCTGCATTGTCAGGCAAGGGTGCTGATTCGTGTTGGGCACAATGACACAGTTCATGTGCTGTGGTACGCAATACGTCCAACAGGTGTCTATCACCTAGACTTACGTGTAGTTTGTGCTGGTCGGGCACATACATGCCAAACGAATGATTCGACTCTGACCAGTCCGGGTCATGATGTATGATGATTTCAGGTATGTGTCGGATACCTAGACGCTCGGCGGTGTGTTGGATAAACTCTTGTACCACTGACTCTGTGTCAACTTCGGTCAAGAACATGGCGGTGGTAGGATTCACACCATCAGGAGATTCGTCTGTAGGCTGTTCCAGGAACATCTTGGTGGTGGGATCCACACCATCAGGGCTTTCACTGACACCTGCAGGCCATGGTCTAGGCTTGGTGTGTACCAGTTCCTTGGCAATTTCTTGTTGGCGGGCCTTAAGTTTTTCAGCCTGTATATACTCGTCACGACTGCGATAGACTTTTTCTTTGTCAGGTTCTACTAGTGGTTTGAGTTCGTTTTGGAATGCAGCTCGCATGTCAGCCAGGCTGGCTTCATCAACTTCACCGTTGCCAAAGCCATAATGCACACGTTGCTTTGGACGAGCCAGTTCAGCCAGACTGAGTTCACGATCTCTTGCTTGATTCAAGGCGGTTTTTAGTTTTTGTATACAGCCATTGTTACGCAACAATTTGAACGTGATGTTTTCACAACCAAACTCGCCATGCTGTTCCAGACCTGACTGGCGCATGCTCCGGATCTTTTGCCACAAACTACTGATGGCCTCTGCGTTGCCCGATTTGATGGCTCGGTGAATTCTGGCATCTAGATCACTGGTTTTGTCACGCACACAGGCATCGTCAATTCTAGCACGTTTGCGTTGCGGTACTTGAATCCAGTCATTGTTTTTGATGGAGTAGATACCTTGACTGTGATGCGCTTGATCTGCAGGTTGCACATACAGTTCCACATCAGCGCCACCGATCTTTATGTTGTGAGTGTCATTGAATTCGTATTTTTTGGCATTGAACAGTTCTTGATAAACTGGATCCGGTGGCATGTTGACCACCAGGTGCAGATCAATGTCACTGTGCCGGGTATAGGAGTAGGCAGCATTTGACCCGGATATGGTGATGTCTTGCACATCTAGATCGGGCACCCCCAAAAACTCCTGAAAGTATTCGGCTATTTCAAGTAGTCGGCTTTGCACCTCGGGTCGCAGATGCTCTTCAGAACCCCAAATTCGAGGGTTCAAACGATTGTGAAACTTTACAGCATCAGCAAGATTATAAGAGTCCAGTTCTAGTATATTCATTGAACTCTTATTTACCGTTACTTGCTGTTGGCTACTTTCTTGGGTTTTTTCTTGCTAGAGGCCACAACTTCCGCTACAGGCTCGGCTTTTAGCACCTGTTCGGGAATGGCATGGCCACCTTGTGAGATCAATGCAACTTGGCCCTGGTCTGCGGCAACAATACTAGCGGTCTGTGGTTCAAAGATGGCTTTGAGGTCCCGGTACACTTGTTCTTGTGCGTTGCCATCGAACACATAAGTTCCGGTGTGACGCAACAACACACGTTTGTCAACCCAGACTTGACCACCAAGATCGCGCCAGTTTTCACAGAATGTCCAGTCTTCTGAGTAGTAGCGACCTTCGCGGACTGCGGTGTCAAAGTAGGTTTTCATGTACTGATTTAGTTCTGCAGGCAGGCCAATATCATTGGCAAATGCACGTACAGCAGGATGTGAGTCTAGTTTTTCAAACACATCACGCTTCATTAACAAAAAGCCTGTGCCTGTTTTACTTACTTCTACTAGAGAACTGTTAGGGTCTTCTGCAACACCTGGCAAGCCGTTTACACACCATTTCACTGGCAAACTTTTCATTGGATATAATCCGCCAATGACGTCTTTTTGTGCGTCCAGCATGACCAACAGATGCCATGGCTCCCAGCCAATGTCAGCGTCGATAAACATCAAGTGTGTGCTTTCTTTGTTGTGCAAAAACTTGGCAGTGAGTGTGTTTCTGGCCCGGCTGATCAGGCTTTCGTTGGTCATGGTTTCCACAGTCCAATCCAGGCCCAATTGACGAGCAGTATTTGACCATTTGATATAACTCATGAATGTGCTTTCAGTAAGTTGACCACCATAGCAAGGCATACAGATATGCACTCGTGTGGTTCTCAAATAGTCAATGTTGACTTGAATATTTTGTTGATTGGTTGCCGCAGGGTCAGTGGGCGGTTTTGTTGTTGGTTGGGCGTCTGCCATGTTTACTCCATAAAAGTTGTGTATTATTTACAGAGTATAGCACACCCGGAGATTTTTTCCTAGTTATTTTCGGCCAATCGTCATGAAACGTGTGTACGCAGTTTCAGGGTCTTGCAATGCCATGCCGCCCGAATACAGCACTTGACTCAGGGGGAATTTGCGTTCAATATCCTTGGCACCGCGGAACTGCTGATCTGGATTGTGATCACGGGCTTGAAGTACTACCAGTGTGCCAGCGGGAATGTGTTCAAACCAGGCAGTACTGGGCATTTCAGTCAGGCTGGTATTGACCACTGCACCTGCACTGTCCAACAGTTGATAGTTCAGTTCGTTGGCGTCTTTCAGCATGTGTTCAACATTGCCAGCACCCATTTGATCCAGTATGCGTTTGCCGGTGTTGAGTCGTTCGGGATCGGTTTCCACGTTGATGATGCGATCTACCTGCACCCGGGGATAACGACGCAAGTACATGGCAAGATTTCCATACCAGGAACCCAGTATGTACATTGTGCTGATGTGTGGCTGTATTTGTGCCAGTTCGTGCATGAGCCAGAATTTGCTGAACACAAGATCTCTAGTGAAACTGCCGTCGAGGCCGGAGCCTGAACTTTCTTCAAGACTGGCAACTTCACAGATCAGCATTATGATCGCTTTTCTGCCATGTAGTCTTCGGCCACAGGTTGATTTTCTCGTTGTTGATATCCTGCCCACATGCCACCTATGGCAGGAGTTCCGGCAGTTTGTCCATTGTTTTCCAGTGTGGCCGCAAAGCCTTGATTTTCGTCCATTGGATCTGCTTCTTGCCATTCAAAACTTTCAACAGGCACTTGATATTTGTCACTGAGTTTTTCAAGCAAACGATCCAATGCACTAGCAGGAATATTGCGGGCGACCACTCTGCGACCACGACTGTTCTGTACCGGGCGATAAAACATATCAATCATTTGAGGATTAATGTCTTTGCCTTCATCAAGTTCTGTGCCAATGGCGGTGTCCAACATCTTGACCACGTTGGCAACCAACTTGGGATTCTTTTGTGTTTTAGGGTACAGACTCATTACTAGAGCAGTCTTACGCTTGGGATTCAGTGTAGGCCAGGCTGTGCGAATTTCTGTGGCACTTGTCATGCCAGGGCCAAACTCCACAGTAGGCAAGTAGGCCATGTAAGCACGTTTTGAAAATGGTTCTAGTTTTGTAGCACCCAAGAGTGGTTGTAGGTATGCAGGATTGCCATCTTTCTTTACACCGCCCGCTTGTGGTGGTTTGTCAGCGTCTTTTTCTGACCGCACAAAAATCAAATGATCCTTTTCGGGATCAAATCTACTGGTGATTTCTTTTGCTTGAAAAGGTGATTTGACTTGTACAAAGTGGCCGGCATCTACCCCGGCCAGTTTGGCCAGTTTTTCTTTCACAGCAAAAGGAAAAGGTCTTGAACTTGTGTCGTTTGTGGCCGCAACAAACACATCAGCGTCGGGAAATGCTCGTTTTGCGCTGTTGTACAGGGCCGCATGGCCTGCGTGGAAAGGGTGGAATCCACCCGGCATGATAACGATCGTACTCATAATGAGTATTTAGCGTCACATTATTTCTAACAGCCAGAGATAAATGGGAGTGGTAAATTTCATTCGAGCCTGTCCATTACAGCCCATTGCACCAAAGAATTCAACAACTGATGGGCTCTGTGTACCATTAAAATCGTGATGATACTGGGTGACATCTAAAAATGCCTGTTCAACCAAGACCTGGTCAAATTGCACATTGCTCACTGTGATCATGGCGTCTTTGACAATTTCCCCAGCATCATTGATCACTGTATGTCCGGGCAATTTGCCAAACAATTCAATAATCAACTCATGTTCTTGGTCTTCATCATCGTTGATGCCATTGTATGAAAAATGACAGGTCTCTGTCACGTGTGAATTTTCATACACCACTTGATGGTCAACAAGCACACGCACCCCAAGTTTTGCGGAAGCATCTGTAGTGTCGATATCAAAGTCAACAGAAACTGTGTTTGCTGAGTTCATGTTTAGTAAGTTATAGTCACTGTGTTAATAACACCGCCCGAAAAACCTTCCACACGCACACGCATCCAGGTGAAATTACCTGCAACAGTTTGGGGGTGGTAGTCTGTGAGTGGGGTTGTTGAGCCATCACCGTACACAAAAGTTTCAAACCAAGCGGCACTGACTGCATCAGAATCCAACGTGGCTTCAAGAATCATGGTGCCTTCAAAGTCAGTAACATCAAAAAGCACAGTTTGTACCCCGCCTTGGCCACGATAATAATTGCTGGCCAGCCGTGCATCACTTATCCAATCTTGACTTGACCCGTCATAGTTGCCGGAAGGTGTACCGTAAACAGTAGTGTCAAGAATGGTGTATGTTGTCATTATGCTCTTTCTGCTTCTACAACAACGCCTGCACCAGCCAATTCTTCTGCTACACTTTGCAGGGCCGCCACAATGTCGTCACTGGCAATTTCTGAACCAGCATCCGTATCTTTGACCAATTTAGATAGTTTGATCACAACTATTTCTTCGATGATTTTTGCCATAGTGTATTATTTAGCACGGCCTATAATGGGCAGGGTCTTTCTAACTACGCCAGGAACGGCCATGTTGATCAGGAAGTCAGCATTGGGCTCGTTGTGGTCCACAAAATGGTTGCTGGCCACCCACATTCTTCGTCCAGACACCAGTTTAGCAAATCCCGGGCCCAGTCTAAATATCTCACGACGAGTATCAAAGTAACGACGCAAGGTTGCTAATTCATCATTTGTGAGCCAGCGTTCTCGAAAGTATGTTCTAAACGCATGTCGAGGATGTTTTAGTGTAACTGCGTCTGGGGTTAGTGTTACCTGTGCTTGATTTATGTACAGTACCCGGCCTGTGGGTATGATCGCAATATCTTCAAAGTCTTCGGGGTTGTTGGTGTACAACCATATGCCATTGCCACACACAACTTTCTTGAACGGATGTGTGCGAGTCAACAAATAGTCACAGGCATCGTGTAAGATCTGTTGCTCAGTTGAAGTAATTGTTTTTGCGCCACCACGACGACCGATCCATTCATTTCTGTATCTTATTGTTTGATCGATCTTTTCATGCTTGAGTTCACGTAAGAAACTGGCCTCAGGCAAGTGGAACAGTATCACATACTGCCAAGCATGAAAGTACAAGGTACTACGAGGTACTACAACGGGGTCAGACATCAGGGAACCTAATAATTCCGTCGTCGGCTACTACTGGAACTGCGTTAAGCACCACATCAAACACAACCTTGTCATCCACAAAGTCTGCGGCAATATCACAGTCTGTGAGTCGATCAAACAAGATCCGCTTGCTCAATGGTACACGAATAAGTTCGTCGATCTTGCGGGCAAGTGGTCGCGCACCCATCTTCGAATCATAGCCTTTGTCAGCAAGCATGTCAACGACTGATTCGGATAAATTGAGACGTATACCTTTTGCAAGCAGACTTGTCTTGAGTTCGTCCACAAACTTGACCACAACTTTCTTGACCGCCAAAGTATCCAATTTGACAAATTTACAGATTTGATCAATCCTGTTGCGCAGTTCAGGTTTGAAGAACTCTTTGAGGGCTTTATCGTCCTCGCCTGTTTTCTCAAAGTCTCCAAAGCCAATGTTATTTGCTTCACTGTCTCTTGCTCCTAGGTTTGATGTCATGATAATGATAGTATTCTTGCAGTTTACTTTCTTACCATTTGAACTGGTTAGCACACCTTCGTCTAGCATTTGTAGCAAGATGTTGGTGACATCAGGGTGTGCTTTTTCAATCTCATCAAACAACAAGATTGAGAATGGGTGTTTGCTTATGTCTGAAATCAGTTTACCACCGCCCACATTGCCATCCTCAAAGCCCACATAGCCTGGAGGTGCACCAATCAAGCCACTTACACTATGACGTTCTTGGAACTCACTCATGTCATACTTCAACAGTTTCATGTCCAAGTTGTCTGCTAACAGTCTAGCAAGTTCTGTTTTACCTGTGCCTGTTGGTCCTAGAAACAAGAAACTGGCCATGGGCTTCTTTTCATTAGCGATGCCAGCAAAGTTGATGTACACACGTTCTAGTACACTATCGACAGCACTATCCTGTCCGTACAATTTTTGTTTTATGTTGCTTTCCAGTTCCATGATCTTGGCCGAGCGTTCGTTTTGTAGTTTATCTGCAGGCACGCCTGTTACTCGGGCCAGTTGTTCTTCGATCATGCCTCGAGTAATGGTCACATTGCCCAGGTCCTTCACACGCTCTCTAGCACAGGCCGCGTCAATCAAGTCAATTGATTTGTCGGGGTTTTTCTTGTCATGAATGTAACGATTGGCCAGTTCCACTGCGGCTGTCATGGCCTCAGTGTCGATCAACACATTATGAAACGCTTCTAGTCGTGGTGAGAGTCCGATTAGAATCTGTTCAGTGGTCGTCGCATCCGGTTCGTCTATGGACAACCTGTAGAAACGGCGCATTAACGCACGATCCTTTTCGAAACTCTCGTAATACTCTTCCCAGGTGGTTGACGCAATCACTTTCAAATTGCCTTTGGTAATAGCAGGCTTTAACATGTTGGCAAAGTCCAGACTGGATCCTGCACCTGCGCCGGCACCCTTCATGGTGTGTGCCTCGTCAATGAACAAGATACAGTTCTTTTTGGCATCCAAGGCTGAAATAACTGCCTTGAACTTTTCTTCAAACTCGCCGCGATATTTGGATCCTGCCAAGAGTGAGCCAATTTCCAGGCTCCATACTTCATGTCCCTTTAAGAATTCAGGCACACGTCCGGCTTGTAGTTCTTGTGCCAAGCCCTCAATGATGGCAGTCTTGCCCACACCAGGATCGCCTACCATCAGCACATTGGCCTTGAAGCGTCGTGCTAGTACTGTGATCATTTCCTGTAGTTCTGTAGCACGACCAATTAAGGGTTCTAACTGATTCTTTTCAGCACGTCGACTTAGATTCTCACAGTACTCTGTCAAGATTTCGTCTGCTTGCGAATGACTCATGCCTGACTCTGTGGCACCTGTTTTATAACTCCGGGTCCAGAAGTCCACAAATTCAGTTTTCTTCACCCCGTACTTGAGCAAGAAATAGTGTGCGTGACTATTGGTCTCGCTCATGATCGAAAGATACATGTCAATGGTGGCAATGGCTCGCCTGCCAGTAAACATCACCTGCACATTGGCACGATTGAAAATGCGTTCCAGGGCCACTGTTCTGCGTGGCTGTGTGTCGGGAGTGTCTGAAATTAGATGCATTTGGCTGACCAACCAGTGCTCAATTTCCCCATCCATTTGATCCACTTCCACACCAAATGTGTCTAGACATTTGCGAAATGGTGCATGCCGCACAAGACTCAACAACAGGTGTTCAGTTGTGACATATTCATGCCCGTAGTCCTGAGCAATTTTAACTGAGCCTTCAATGATTTTTTTGATTTCGGGATTTTCTTGCATAGTGATTGAGTTGAGTTCCTATGTGTTATTATACTACTTACTGTATTATGTAGCAATCATTCTGACAATATTATCTGTGCTGTTGAATGGCCTGAGCCAATTCTGGAGAGATTGAACTGGGCAATTGGGCATGCAATCGGATAAAAAGATCTCCGGTGTTGCCTTTTCTATCCCGCAGGCCGCGCCCACGCAGGCGTAGCACGGTGTTGTTGTCTGTGAGTGGGGGAATTGCAACAACCAATTGAGTGCCGTCCAGGTTGACCACAGTGGTGTCTCCGCCCAGGATCAAGTCCCAGACCGAAGCCTTGTAGTCCACGGTCAGGTTCAGGCCATCACGTCGAAACTGTGGATGCGGATGCACTCTGAATTCAATCACCAGGTCTTGCCCCCCAGGAGCAAGGCCCTGATACTGTACCATGTCTCCGTCATTGATGCCCTGGGGCACATCTATTTCTATTGTGGCCTGCCCTTGTGGTGATCCCACTGCCACCTGCCGGTTGCCCCCGGTCGACACATCTTTCAATGTAATCCACAGGCTCATACGCATGTGATTGCGACGCGGATGTTGTCCTCCAAATCCTGGGTGACCACCAAACATCTGGCTAAAGATATCGCCCATGTTGAACTGGGTGCCACCAGGCATGCCTGCAAACTGTGGTTGTGGATTGTCGTACTGAGCACGTTTGGCCGCATCACCCAAGGTATCGTAGGCGGCTTGTATTTCTTGGAATTTTTTAGTATCGCCACCCTTGTCCGGATGATGCTGGCTGGCCAACTTGCGAAAAGCACGTTTGATTTCATCTGGGCTAGCGGTTCGGGCAACACCTAGTGCGGCATAGTGGTCGGTCATGAAAAAGTCCTGTATGTTTTAATTATACAGGACTTTCAGGGCAGTGTCTATTATTTCTTTTCGACTTCGAGTTTTTTATGTTGCTTGACTTCTTTACAGGTTTGTTTCGTGACACCTTTGGCATCTTTGACAGGCTTGCCGTCTTTCATTTGATCTACGCAGACTTTTTTAGTTTCTTTTTGTGCTTTGGCTGCCTCTGCTCGGGCCACATCTGCTGAGTGTGAGTCAGAAGCTTGTGCTATGGCCGCAAATGTGATAAACAATGCAATTACGAATGATTTCATTTTGATTTTCCTTTTTCTGGATTCTGTATAGGTAAACTCACAGGGTACTGAGCGCAAGCATCAGGATTGCCTTGACCTGCTTCAGTCAAGAACGTTGTGGCCGCCGCCACTTGTCCTGTGGGACATGAACATATGGCAATGCCATCTGCACCTCGAACACAATTCCAACTGAAACAATTGCTACTCTTGGCACCGAGATTCAAACTGGCATCACATTTTTGTATTTGGGCTCGTTGATTCCATATCCATGGACTAAAGTTGGATGCTTCTTGTGGATAAAACAATTTAGGAGCAAACAAACTCCAAACATGTTTGCCATCGGTTGGCTTGCATGAGCCTTGCATGTTGCCTGCTGAAGTGTCAGCAATGGCATGACCTTTTAGTATGGGACAACGACACACGACTTCAGGATATGGGATACCATTGTTGCCTGTTATTGTGTTGCCAGTAGGCTTACAAGTGCTTGCCGCACACAGTGCGTATTCACCATCACAGATATCAATGCCGCCTGCTGATGCAGAGCCTGACATTAACAATGCTAGTACAAGTAATAGTTGTTTCATATTATTTCTCTGGGAAAGGTGGAATCACAGGGGCGGGTTTTCCACCAAATCCTGTAGTAACTTCAGCCGCTGGCGCTCCAAATCCTGCTGAAGGTACGCTTCCAAAGCCGCTTGAACCACCCAGGGGTTGTGATCCCCATGAGTTGGTGACTGGCGCTGGGTTTGCTGAAGGTAAGCCAAATGCTGAACTCCCGCTTGATGGTGTGGTTGTGCCTGCTCCGCCATTGTTTGCTCCTGCTAGTTTTTCTTGTGTACGACCCATGGCCGCGATACCTAGAACTGCACCCATTGCAATGTGGAATAATCCAGCGCCTTGAAGTGTGAGTGGTTGCCATTGTGTGATTGGTTGTTTCGTGACAGTTTGTAACAAACTCCACAAGATAGGAAATACAATAAAGTCAGTCATACATGTCAGCATGTACATCCAACCCATGGCCGGGCGCCATTTTGAATTCATCCAGTCTTCTTTTTTCTTTTCTGATTCAGACATGGGTTTTTGTTCTTCTGCCATTGCGGGCTCCTTTCGAATATTTATTGTTAGAACGGTTTTGTAGACGTTTGCCCAACTGTGCCATTATTGGTCACAGTTTGTGTGGCTGATGTGTCTGTGGTAACAGCCGCACCCAGCATCAGATACTTGGTGTTTGCACCTGATGTGAGCGGTGCTGACGGTGCTGTGATTGTGGCGCTGTTACTGTCATACACAGCCGCACCTGTGGTGATTCTAAGATTAGTGATGTAACCAGGCCAATAGCCAGCATAGTATCTGGCCACCCAGTTGCTGGCGCCCCAACTCTGACTGTCTGTTTGTGTGCCACCTGACGGACTGGTACCGCCTCCGGCACTGGTTGCTCGTGTGCAGGTCACATAGTTAGCAGTGTTGCTAAAGGTACCAACCCACATGGTTTCCAAATTGGTTGTGGCATTGCGATTCAGCACTATGTACTGCCACTGACCAGTTTTAAATGTGCCCGCTGACCAGGTATAGGCCGGCTGATATCCACCGCCGTATCTGTCCAGGGTGATATTGCTGTCGCTGGTGATAAACATGCTCATGCCCACACTTTGATCAGTTCCTATCAGTGCCCGGTTGGTAAAGTCACCGGTGTTGTAGAACCAACCTTCTATGGTAAATGCGCCCCCTGCTGGTGTCCAGCCAGGCGTCATGCTGAGATATTGGCTGGTGCCGTTGAATTGTAGACTGCCTGCCAGTGTGGTGTAGAGATTGGGAGGATCCCCGCCTAGATAAATGCCGCCACCTATTGAGATGCCTGCTCCAATTGCTATTCCTGGTAATGCCATGTCATGCTCCTAGTATGTGTAATGCATGTTCCGTATGGCTTTGTCTATCTTCCAGGCCAATATAGCCACCATTAATTGCCTTTGTCAAACCTTTGACATCATTTGCATCAGCAAATCTATTTAAATTGTTTTGTTCCCAGAACCAGCAGGCTGATTGTGCGGCGCCTTCAAATGTGGCCAAGTATTCCGAGGCTTCTTCCACTGTGATGCCTAGACTGCCTGCAAAGAATGTGTAGTTGTCTTTACCTGTTAACTGTATGAGTCCACGACCGCAGTATCTATATCCGTCACCTGACGCTTCAGGACCATTGCCCATTCTTGATGCATAGATTCTGTTGGCAATCTGTTCAGGCCGGTTGGCATACTGTTGTGCCAATTCAGATGTGGGGAAATACTTGCCGAAAATCTTTTGTAGGCTTGCGGCCTTGTAATTGAGATTTTCTTTGATAAAAACAAAATTTCCCGACTCATGTGCGCATTGTGCTATGAAATGTGCAACTCGTAGCGGTGTGTTGATATCATAATCATCCAGCAATTGCTCTAGTACTGCATACCAGTGATCAATATGGGGATTCTTGACCATTTGTTTTAATTGGTCTAGTGTCAAGATTGTGCTCATTTCTTTTTTCCTTTTTATTTTTTATCAAACAGCAAACTGCTGGCCACAGTAAGCACAGTCTGTGCTGATTCTGCATTGGCGGGTGTTTCTTTCCACCCAATACTTATTTGCCCAATGAATAAACCGGGCTCTGCTGGCACACTTATGCGGCACATGTACTGCACTCCAGCATCCTTATAGATAAATCCAATATAACTTTGTGGTGTAAGATATACTCCACACGGAATTTGTCCTGACATCAAGGCAATAACATCTTGGTTGTTGCTGTGATTTTTTGTCAGCAAGCCCACGTTGGTTCCATTGTATGCACGGTCATGCCCTGCACTACGAGTGGTTAGATAAACTAGTTTTCTTGTATTCAACAAAGTGTTAACTTCAAAAATAGCAACCAACTCTGCATCTGTGTTCTTTAATATAAATGCTACTGCTGGTTCATAGTTGCCGTTCATTTTTGGTAGTGCTTGTTGAGCACGATAACTTGCCATGAAGTTATCTTTTTCAGAATACACTATCCAACCGCCAAATCCCAGCACACACAAAAGAATAACCGCAAACAAACGAAATGGGCTTTCACCTATGTACGTGAGCAAACCAAACAATAAATCTTTAAGTTTGTCCATGCGTGGTCCGTGTTACTTAACGCCTTCAAATATAATTTTTTGTATGTTGTACCACTCTTGCCAGGCGTCTGTTTTGACAGCACATTCATAATAGGTGCCATAATTGATTGTAATTGTCGTGGCTACATCACTTAACTTGGCATCGTCCCGTAACTTTTGCAAGTCGGGACACTTGATCATTGCGCCTCGACCGGGTGGCTCGGGAAACTTTGTAGTAACCGGCACCACTGTGCTACAGCCAGTGATGGCCAGCACCAACAGTATTACAATTGCAAACATTATCAGGCTCGATGCCACACCTTGGTCTCTGTTGTTCATATCAGCAGTTCCAACGTCTACGTGCTTTGCAAATGGCCTTGTCTGGAGTCTTGCTACAACTAATACTGTGCATTTTCATTTGTCCACGGCTGCGTGAGCAATAGCTCTTGCGACGCTTGGAGGCCTTGCTTCCTTTTTTAAGTTTGCCGGGCTTGGTAGTCACAGCAGTCTTCAGTTTAGATCCTGGATGCTCTCTGCGATACGCATTCACAGCCTTTTGACTCATGCCGTCTGTTCGATCTTTCTTGTTGGCTTTCTGCCAGTCTTCGTTCAGTTGTGAAGTCACAGCAAACGCATACAGTTCATCTTCACTCAATGATTCTAGGTCCGTCCATACCGCTTCGGCATCTACACCATTTTGTGCGGCAATACCTTCGATGATGTTTTCTATTAGATCAAACTCTTCGTTTAATTCAGCACTTTCATTGGGCACACAGTTGCGTACCTGTCCGCCATTCTTGCCCTTCTTAGTACCTTCAGCATGTTTGCCAGGCCAGCAACGGGTATAACCGTTTGAATCTTTTTGACCTTTCCGAATCTCCATGACATTGCCGTGTGTTTCGCACATGCCACAGTCTTCGCAGACCATTTCCATTTCAACTGATTCGTTGTGTTTTTTCTTGCCGGCACAATGTGCTCGTTGACTAAACCCTTTGGGGTGAGAGCAGTTGATACTGCTCTTGTACTTTTGACTCCACTTTTCAGTGACAAATTCACGTGCTTTCATTTAGTTTGCCTTTCGTCCTCGATCTTTTTCAGTAATGGGTCCGCCTACCACCCAGGCCGCACAGGTTCTTGTGCCGGCACATTTAAAATGTAAAAAATTGCAGTAACCAAGATCACTCAGGTTAATTGTGGCGGCAGCGTCCGCATGTGATTCGTCGCCTTGTATGCCCGACTCAATGCACTTGCGCATGGTGTCACTGGCATCAAACGCCGCACAGTTGCCACATCGCATGGTCTTCACAGTTTTTTCAGTCACAGACCAACGTCCAGCCGCTTGTTTCCAGTAATCACCAGGCTCTAAGGGATTGGCTGGTCCATAGTGATAATCATCAATTGCAGTTTGACGATTTTTAAGATTCAAGGTGATGTCATGAGTGGCCACAGGACAACCTTTTTCGACTGCTTCAATCAAATTGATATAGTTTCTCATTTGGTTCGGCCTGTTGCCCATGCTATTGAGCGTGTAAATGCAGACTCTGCTGCCACTTGGAAGTTTGGCTCTTCTCCTTGAAGGTGACCACTTTTAATAAGTGCAGCTGTGGCTGCCCGCTTTCTGGCGGCTGTGGACCAAATTGGTTCATTTGCTGGGTCTTGTGTGGAGCCTGCCGCGGCAGGCTCAGGTGTTGGCTCAGGTGCCGGAGCCTGTTGTGGGGGCGGGGGTGTTTCCACTTGTTGTCCTGCTGGTGCAGGTGTTGGTATGTTTTTAACTGGCACATAAGTTTTGAGTTTGTCAATATCCTGCGTTATACCAGGAATGGTCTGTGATTCTATATCCCACAGCGTGGCATCAGTCTCTTGATAACTGTCTTTAAGATCATTGAGTTCTTGTTCAAGATCTGTTTCAACTTGTTTCAGTCGTTCAATATCCTGACGCATCTGCGTGACCATGTCCACACGGGCATCAGTGGCCGCCTGCGCATTTTTTACCTGTTGAACAAGGTCTTTTATTGTGCTGTCATCTGCAATGCTTGAGGTTTGTATTTGAGCAATAGTAGATTCTAGTTCTGCTATTCTATTTGCAGGCACACTTTTTTCGCCCAGTTCTTTTATTTGCTTTTCTAATTCTTCAGCGGCCTTTTTATTCACACCAGGCATGTTCTGGACTTGTTCTAGTTGTCCGGTCAATTGTTTGATTTGTTCTGTGCTGGCTTTTTCACGTTCGCTGTACTGTTGCGACAATTGTCCCACGGCAGCCTGTTGCCGTTCGCCTGCCGCACGTTCACGATCCAGTTCTGTACGATGCATGCCCAGTTCTTTTCGGCTGAGTTCACCAGCGCCTAATGCTTGATTAATGCGCTTTTCAGCGTCACTTAGTTCACTACTGAGTGCTTGGTTCTGTTGCTGTTGCTTCTTTAGTTCTTTAAACAAGGCCAATGGAATCTGTTGTGAATCAGGAACACCGCCCACTCTGTTGGCCCGTGTAAATGCCAGCATCTGTTGGTAATCACCTGAGTCGTCACCGGCTTCATTTAGTATATCTGTTATTTTCATTTCTTGGGTGCCTCTGCGGCGTCATTGTGCGCACGAACGAATGGTGGGGGAATAACGCAAGTTTCGTTATATTTAACAACTTCACGATCCACATATTGACGGATATATTGTGTGCGCTGGCGTATCTCTGTTGTTTTCTTTTGTGTCTTTGATTCTATTTGGGCATTGGCTTCAGCAGAGACCTTTTCGACTTCGGCTAACTTTGCTTCCACAGTAGCCACACGCTCACGCCAGTCCATTTCCACAGCAAGACCACCGCGAAAGTAAACGCCCAGCACCAGCAGTGCGATACCGGCCAGTTTAAAGCCCAGTTGATATGACCACAACACAGGAATACGATGCGCAACAAAGCCTGCCGCAGTTGCTACTATGCCTGTGAGCAGTAGAATGTTACAGAATGCAAGAATAATGCTGTCAGGAAGAAAGTGTAGAATCCACATGCAACTATTTAGTTGCAATACCTGTGTTAGTCTTTGTCTGTGACAATAACAGCCACGCGGTCCACCCAGACCATACGCCCGCGGCAGGCAATATTCCATTTGGTTTCACCGTGTTCGTGTGTGCATTCTGTGTAGGTTTCGCCCACAATTCTCACATCAGTTGCTAGATGTTCCGTGCCATTTTCAAATATGCGCCACACCAGATCTGACCCGTTGTGTCGGGTGTTGAATCTCACGTGATATTTGTTCATTCAAGTCCCATTGACTTTCTTATTTTAGTAGCACTTATATCAGTTACAGATTCATCAAAGGACTCTTGCTCAATTCTATAGCCCACGTCGCGACCATAAGTGATGTTAACAATATTAGGCACAACTTGAATTTCATATTGGCCTTGATAAATGGGGTCTAGATCTCTGCGTATATAACTCTTCACTTGATCTATGGCAAAAGGATTAGAACCCTGCCAGCCCTGACAATCACGTATTTGTATAACAACTTGCCCTGTTTTTGCAACAGCACGTTCAAACAGCGCACGATGCCCTGCATGCCAAGGTTGCCAGCGACCCAGCATTTGTACTGTTTCTGCTTGCCAATCAAACACAGGTCTGCGTCGATTGTCAATGATGTGCTGACCAATGAACTCCGCCCATTTCTCGCCATTTTGTTCTGTGACGCGGAAATCATAAACATCTGGTGGCACGAATATTTTATTAGTGTCTTCAAATCGACCTCGATCAATTGTGTCTACCCAAATGGTCCAGTCTGCTTTGAAGTTGTTACGCATTTCAACCAAGGGTGCCACAAAGTCCACAATACAGTAGTCTGTATTGGCTTCGTCTGCTAGATCTCTCATGCGCTGACTTTGTCTAATACGGCCCTCTTGACTGAAGTCCCAGTCATTGTAGTGTCTACGCACTTCGTCAGCATTGAGCCAGGCCACTGTGACTCGTGCATCAGCAATGGGTCTTAGACTGTGCTCATTGATGGGCCGGATATGGTCTTCTAAATACTGTTTCAATCTTTCAGCAAGATAAGTTTTGCCCGAGCCCGGTAGGCCCATTATCAATATACGTTGTGGTTGTTTCATGTGTGATCCTTTAGACTATTTAAGAATTTGTCTGTGGCTGGCGTACGAATTCCGGTAATTTGCAGGGTCACCCGTGGTGTGTGGCCTGCATTGGCAGTGGCGTGTGGCACATTTACCCAATCAAAAGTGCTGACATCGCCTGCATGCCAACCTGACCACATGTAGTTGCCGTAGTTCCAGAAATGGCCCTGTTGCCAGTCTGTGAGTTGCACAAAATAGCGCACGACTTGTGAGGGGTCTTGGGGCTGCCATTTTTCCAGTTTGTCTAGATGCAGATTCCACACCTGCCCTGGGCGTTGTACATGTATGCGCACCATGGTGTCCCCAAGCGCAAACTGATCAGCCATGGCCTGAAACACCGGCGCCACATTGTAGTTGATATCAGTCACAACATAGTCTTTGTTCATGCCATAACTGTCTAGATCGTACTCTTCACGGTCATGTTCTTGGGCTGAACGCACTTTTACATCGCCAGGCCGACCACGTGTGCGCCAGGTCACTGGATATGCGGCTTCAATGGCTTTGTCCAATTCGTCTGCCCAGTGCGGTTGAATCCAGCCCAGATGTTCAACTCTGTCCCATTTTGGATTCCATTTTTCAGTGTCAAAATGATATTCACTGCGACTTTTTGTCAATTCCCAATTGGATTCGATCATATTACTGTTACCCTTACATCACTTTGTCCGTAATTTTGACGGTATGGCTCAGGTGGAGGTTCAATACCCAGTATACTGGCCAGGCCAAGATTGTCAATGGCAGTGGAACCTGAATACTTGAGCCGAGCCGCGATAATGCCCTGATTCTGTTGCTTGATAATACCAGCCATGGTCTTTAAATCTTTGTAGTATTCTGCATAGTCAGGATATGTGATGTCAAAGTGTCCACACTTGACCCACCATCCTAAACAAGCATCATCATCACGATGTACCAGCACAATGGGTGAATCGGGCCAGGTTTGCTTGATATAATCTATATGGTCAGCAAACACATGCGATTTAATGATACGCACACCTGAGCCCGAAAATGGCGCATCAAATTCGGCTTCACACTGATAATAATCAAATTCATTTAGTCTATGAAAAAATCTGCCAAATTCCATTCCGGGATCAAAGTACGCACCCAGGTGCATGAGTTCGCTTTGGCCCGACGCATCATGATAGTAGGTGCGTGAGTCTGAATAGTCACTGCGATCTACTGACGGTGAATAATAGATATTTTTAACCACACTTGACCATTTAGAACCCGGTGCACCGGCTACAAATATGTATTTCATTCTGGCCTGATCTTTCTGGCAATGGGCTGCCAAGTCTGTTGCAATCGTGCCATGGCAGCACGTACTCCTGCTGGGGAGTGTTCTTCGGGCGTGATGTACATCATGTTTTCACGAAACTTTTGACCAGCCTCGGCTGAGCGCAGGGCAGGTACAAATTGATTGTGATACCATGTTTGTATGTCTTGTGAGGTGCCGGGTGGCAACACCATGTTCCAACAGCCGTGTATACTGAGTCCCGGAGCGGCTCGGCTCATCAACGGCGCAGATTCTAGGCCTGACAAAGGTCTAATATCAGCAATGCCAATTAGTTTTAGTTTGCCTGTCAGCACATGCGGATAGCCCACGGCCACAGGAGTTACTCCAAACTCCACATGGCCTCCCATCACATCCAAGAGTGCCTGTGCTGGACCTTTGTACATGACAGTTTCCACTCGATCGCCACCAGGCACATTTAGTTTGTCCACCAGATATTCCACTGCCAATCGATGCCCGCCGCCGCCAATGGCCACAGAGATAGGTCTTTCTTTCTTTTTGATGGCCGCAACCAATTCTTCAGGTGTGTTGATTTTGCTGCCAGGATGAGCCCAGAATGCCAGGGGACTGCGGGCAATATTGGCAATGGGTTCCAGATCCATGGGATTGTACTTGACCATCTTGGCGTACCAAATTTCAGGGGTGACCCAGTTGGACTGGCAAGCAGGTACACTTATGGTGTGGCCATCTGCAGGCACTGTGACAAAATGATTGAGAGCAATGTTGCCATCTGCACCGGGGCGATATTCGGGCACAAACTTTGTGCCAGTCTGACGTTCCACAATCTCTGCCACAATGCGGAATGATATTTCATTTCCGGCTCCGGGACCATTGGGAAATATAACAGTGACAGGTCGAGTGGGTTGCCAGGCCACGGCTGTGCTAGCCAACAACATCAAGACTAGAAATTTTAGTGTACGCATGAGACTCCTTTAAATACATTATAAAATCTCTCTTATATATCAAAATTTCCTATGAACACCAAAATTTTTACTCTCTTACAAAAAAATTTGCAGACTGCATTTAATTTGCCCAAGTACGCTGATATTTCTATTACAGCAGATACTCAGGTACAGGACCTGCCCTGGACTCCTGCCAGGTATTCAAAGTTCAAAGATGCTGTGGAAGCAGAACTGGGACTGCCCTGCGAATACCGTGGCACACTAAAAGACATTGTGGCCGATCTGTCAGAACGTTACACACATAGATTCTTTGCTGAAATGTGGAAACCCAGAACAGGGGATTATGATCATTCAGGCTGGGCCTTGGTAGAAGAAGTCAATCGACTCAATCCTGAGCGTGTGCTGGACGTGGGCTGTGGGTATCATCCTTTTAAGGGACGTATTCACAACCTAATAGGCATTGACCCTTATAACGACTGCGCAGATTATGAAGTAGACATACTTGATTACAAAGTCAAACCCGAAAGCCACGATGTTATTATTGCGCTGGGATCAATTAACTTTAATTCACGTGATGAAATTGAAGAACGATTTGCACATTGTGTGTCGTTATTGCGCAAAGGCGGAAAATTCTTTTTACGTGCCAATCCTGGAATTCCACACAAAACGGGACCTTATGTGGATATATTTCCTTGGACATTTGAAATAGTAAATGAATTTGCTGAAAAGTACAATTTGAATCTAGATCAGTTCAAAAAAGAACCTGCCGAATTGGGCAGGCTGTATTTTGTTTACACCCGGCTTTAATAGCCGGCCTTGGCTATTTCAGCACCCTTGTTGAAACTGTTTGACCATGACGCTGTGCTGACTCCGCCACGTGCTTTAGACCATTTGTAGCCAGCACGATGTCCTGAACAGTCCTTGGTGCAAGGACTCATGCCCATAAAAGTAAGTTCTTTCAACTTCTTCATGCGCTTTTTTTCAGTGACAAATTCGTTGGCTCTCATGGGTTTAGTTTCAGGCCCAGGCCCATTGATACCACTGGCTGTGGCAGGCGTGTCATGGCCTGTTGTGGGGGCATGGGTTGTTGTGGGATTTTGGGGTTGGGTGCTACCGGTCCTGCTGAGCCCTTAAGCACAGGAATTGGGCGACCGTTTGCTGTTCGTCTTGTCATTTCTTTGGTTGCACCGCTGTGGGCATGTTCCGATACACACGCTTTTGTGGATCGTATTGTGTTTTTAATGGGCCCAGGCCCGCTAGTCGCTTCACACGCTGGACCATGGCTTGATAATCGTCACCGTAGTCGGCTTCCTTTTCTGCAGTGGCTTTTTTGCTTTCGTCGGCCTTCGTGGGCAATGATTTATAATCCTGGCCCTTGTCAGCACCGTGGAATTCTTTTGCTACTGATTGCTTGATGCCTACTTTTTTAGCGAACGCAGGATTGTGTGCAGCCGCTGCCATTGTGCGGAACTGTGCTTGGCTTGTGCTCTTTTCATTCAAGTCGCCTTCGTCAACTCCTGACGGATCAGCACTAATTTCTTTTCTTTTGTTTATTGGATCCCAACGAACACCCAATGCTTTATCCAGTCGGCCAGTTTGGCTTTTGTTTAATCTGTCGTAGTCTGTTTGAAATTGTTGTCCTTTGCTACTAGGATAATCTGGAAAATCACCGTGGTGTTTTAATCCAGTTGCAGTTTTCTCTATTGAGCCTTCTGTTAAATCTTCTGCGGCCCAGGATTGATAACTGTTGCCGTTCTCATCACCTGCACGTACCACAAACACACCGCCGTTGTCGTAGCCGCCTTCATCCTCGCCAATTTCCCAGCCCATTCGAGCAAGAGCACGTTCAATTTGCATTTGTGTTGCTTCGTCTCCGGCCCACCACATTCTAGCGTAGTTGCGTAGTGCATCGTCTTCGCCACCACCGTCACCATCATCGGCTGCGAATTCATTTAGGCCTTCGCTCAAGTCCTCATCTGAGAAAGCCATAAAGTCATATGGTCCCCATTTTTGGCCTGTGCGACTGTCTATGGTGTCATCGTGATCGCCATATTCGTAATAGTCATCACTGTAGATTTCCACACCGTCAAAGTCTGAATTGTAATCGATATGTAACTTACGTGTTTTACCATCGGGACAAACAATGCCACGATTCAGCAGGCGTTCTACATCTTGTTGACTCTTGATGCCTTTTTGCAGGCTGCCTGTGTCAAAGGTACCATTGTACCAGGCCGAGGCCAGTGCTTGGAAGTAGTTGCCTGAATCCCCGCCACCTGAGGGTGCAAATTCAAAAAGTACGTCGTTTATTTTCATTATCGTATCCCTGCCATGCTCTGCAATGATTTCGCATCATCAGATAATTTATCGTGAATCTTTTTGGGTGCAATACCAGCGGCTGTGCGCACAGTATTCAAGTCTTGTTCATGTGTGGCTCTGTATGCATCTGGAGTCAATGGCACCAATTCTCGAAACGTTTCTTCAGACCATTCATGCTCTTTGCCGTCATAATGCATGCGCCATTCTTCGGGGTCAAATTCTGTAAGTGTGCTTAGATCGTCCAGTAGGGTTTGCACATGCTGTGCGGCTGATCTACGACGACGCAGTTCTAGGTACACTAGATAACGTGAAGGCTTGATTTCACCTGGTGAACGATCAGCATCCAGCACAAAATCATAGCCCTTTTCAAACCAGCCCACTAGATCTTTAGCAGCCTGCAGGTCACGCACAAAGAATGATAACACAATGATATCATCGTCATCACCCATTTTGGCGGCGAATTCGTCCACGTGAAGCGTGGGCTTCATCATGCCCTCTAGGTCTTTATATTGCAGACCCTCAGACAGCAGGGCCGGTAGCGGCTGATTGCTGTTGAAGGGATTGTTGAGCATCGTTGGCTTGTTCATCGCTTTGATTTTCCTCTTTGTCCAAATCTTGTTCGTAGGCTTGATCCAATTCGTCTAGATCAATTTCCTGGTCTTCCATTTCAATTGACCCTGTGCGGATATCGTTCATGAGTGCTTTGGGCATGGTGATTGTAACCAACCATACATCACGTGTCATTAGTTTGGCCTTGTGTGTGCCCGGACGATAATCTGAGGGGTCTGTGATTTTAATGGGTATCTTTATTTCTTTGCGCTGATATTCAACTTCGCAGTCAAATGCCAGCAATCTGCGTCCGCCTCTGGGATCGGGCATGAGTCGTTCGGGCCACATAAAAGTACAAGTCACACGATATTTGCCAATTTCGGGACCATCAACCAATTCGCCAATGTCCCAGTTTCGAAATGCATAGATATCTACTTCGTCCAGCACACGTTCAAAATCCAGGAGCGTGGTCAAACTGCCTTCACTCATGTAAATGTCGCGAATATTATCGGCTACTTGCCAGTAGTCGGTGTGATCTTTAAATAGATCTCGATCGCGGACGCCATGTCGGTTGTGTGTTTGCATGATAGTTTATTTAGTACATTTTAGTTCAAGCGTTATTTCACGATCTGCAGGGCGGCTGGTGGGTTGACCATGATTTATACATTAACTGATTGTGACCCAACCGTAACGCACAGTTTGACTGTTGCCACTGGTGTTATTGATACCAAAGTCAAATCTATTGGTAGTTGCACTAGGAGCCGTACTGCTAC